TTATGATCTGTGGGTCTCTTGGTATGATTCAACTGGTTCACACCAAGGCACACTATACACTGGAGCAAGACGTTCATAGTCACGTCAGTCAAGCACTGAAAAAGAACCCAGAGTTAGCACGTTCTACCTGCTGGGAATTAGAAGATTAGATTTCATGGCGAGGGAAAAATTTTCCCCGCCATTTTTTATGCAAAAAAGTCGATCAGATTCCAGTGCTCTTCAGTCTGTTGCTGACATAATCAGAAGACTTCTTATACAATGCTGCCTTTCTGAAGTCCTCAACTAAAGTCTGAACGAAACCAGGCTTCAAGATATAAATCTCACGTTTCTTTTCGTTCTCTGTCTGTTCATATTCAAACTGAGTTACAGGTCTGGACAATTCACTACCAGAAATTTCTAGGGTGGATCCATCATCATAGTATCTGAATCCAGTTTCAGTTACTCTATACCATGTACCATCTACTCTAGTCCAAGCAACACCTTCGATCACATAGTTATCGTCGTCAATTCTTATGTAATTAACGTCAGTCTCTACAGTATATGTTTGTTCGAAATCATATCTCACTTCTTGAATAGCAAATTGATCAAAGATTACTCCACTGTTTTCTTCTTGGAATAATCTAAACTCAGTTGTTGCTGTTCTTGCTTCTGGTGGAACGGGGATCGTGAAAGCATATGGTTCGTTTGAATATCTACCAAACTGTACACCTCCTGGTGTCTCTCTAGTGCTGACAGAGAATAGATAGAGATCAAACAGATAAGATTTTTGTTCTTCTGTTTGTTCAGGACCATTGTAGAAGTAACCGTTGCCGATATCCTGGTTTCTAACGTACAGTTCGACCGTATTGAACGGAATGTCTCTACCTCTATCAGTTATTTCAATGTCAGTTACTTCTCCGAGACCATTGACTGTTACTCTTGCCGTAGCATTAGTAGGAGTAACACCAGAACCAGCTCCGCCACCTCCGTCGCCATAATATAGGGTGACATCATAGACACCTTCTGGTCTACCTGTACCACCATATCCTAGATTTTGACTCGCTGGATCTGGATCTGGATCCCAGTTCAAATACTGAATCATTCCCAATGGAATAATGATATCAATGTCAGTGAATGAATCGTAGGGATCTGTTCTATACTGTAACTTAAGCACTTCATTTTCTAGGTCTGCTTCTTCTCCACCATTGAAGTCGTTACCAAACTTTCCTTTGAATGTGAATGATTCTAGATACCTAGCATCCAACTGAGCAAAGGTAGCAGATCTCTCACCTTGTCCTCTAAATCTTAGGTAACCATCTGATATGGCACTACCTCTCTTTGGATTGTACAATACAAAACCACCATCTTCACCTTGACCAGTACCATACTGTTCAAAGGTAGCATTCTGTTGACCAACTACGAATGAGTTATCAAAACCTTGGGAGGAGAAGATATAATTATTGAAATATGTAATGGTTTTTGTTTCGGGACTGAGGTCGGGGAAGACATCTGCTGTAAGAGTTCTACGGTTGTCGTAGAATGTCTGATCAACAACTGTACCACCAGGCATTAATACCTTACCAAACTTTTCTACCTGCTCAGCATCACTAATGATTTCGTAGTGATGATAGTCATAGTATGGGTTATCATATTGACTTTCGATGTGCTTCCTGAGTTCAGACTCGGACATCGGTAGATCATACTGTGTGTTGATCATGTTGTTAGTCAACACGATGATCCAATCATAATTAGGATTACCATACACTGCCTCAGCAATCTGGTCCAAGCGTTGACCATCTAGCAAGGCATACTTATTGAAGTAAATTGCTTGGGAGAAAGCAGTGTCACTGATTTTATATCTTCTGAAGAAATTTTTCGCTACAACATAATCCGATTCAGAAAAAGGATAACTGATCGGTCTTTGACCGTACTTAATGGCAGGTAGAAAATTAAAATACATCAGTAAGATGCTCCCTCGATATTGATTTCGTTAGAGTAGACAAGTTTTGTCTCGGAGAACTGTAGTGTTAGTTCTACAGCAACTGGTCTTCCGTCTGTGAATGTATTATAAGTTCCGTCTGGTGTGTAGTTGACACTGACTTCGGTGATAGCACAAATTTTATACTGTGGAAGGTGTTCGTGTACCTTAGTTCCTTTCATGAACTGGATGTTACACAACCCTGGAACACCAATGTAATTAGTGTTAGATGAATCTTTAGAAAAAGATACTCCTAGTTTTTCAGCAAATCCTTTAAGGTCGGTAGAACCACCAGGATCTGGACCAAATTCTGGTAGTGATACTTTCTTAAATGTGCCGATAATTTTGCCGATAGTTATTGCTTCGGTTTCATTACGAGCAGACATCTTAAACTTCAAACCAAATGATCTTAGTTTGAATCCTTGGAACATAAGTTCTGTGTTAGGATTCAAGACAACACCAAGAGCTCCTCCTAGTACATCATTAGTTTCTATCTGGTCACTACCGAGGGCATTGATACCATTAGCAATACCTTGAGCAACTGCTGTGGGTAGAGCACTAGCACCAGTTGTGAGAGAGTTTACAAAAGATGTGATGGTTGCTCCTCCATCACCTGCCAAAGCAGCGCCACCAGTTCTCAACATGTTAGTGCCAACATTACTGAAACCTTTTCCTGTCCAGTCTGTTTGATATCCCGTTGAGATATCTTCAGGCATGTACATAACAATACGAGATGGATTCAGATTAGGATATCTTTTGTACTGAGATCCATTGGTTTGGTTATATGTTTGGAGTTGAGCAGAGACACCATTGATATCAGTAGTGCCGCCTCCCCCATCACCAGAGAAAGGACCCTGATATTTGTAGAAGTCAAACATTACATAGTCAGTGTAATCTTCAAACAAATTATCAGGGTAAGCAAGTCGAGCAGACGTACCCGAAGATGCCTGACTAGATGTATTAATAAAGTTTAATTTCTCCGCCATTTACTTTACCATTTGCTTGCTAGATGCTTTGCCGTACCCTTCGATGACACGTTGGGCTTTGATGTTATCGTAGAAAGAATCATTGGTCTCTTTCCATACATCCTCTTTGGGATAAGGGAAGACATGACCATTGACATCCTTAACAAAGTCCTCGGTCGGCAGAAGAATGGCGGTATCCCATTCAGCACTGGCGAGATCAAGATAGAATCCGTCTACATGAGAGTGCAAGTATTTATGGAAGCACTTCTTGGGAAACTCGATACGATTATACTTTAGTAGTTTGTTGACTGCCATGATCCTACGCTTGATAGGTAGGTAGTGTAGGTTGGCACCAAAAAATTCATTCTTATTTGACTTGATCACATAGACAAGAGGGAACCTATCGTAGTAAGGTAACCATCTCATCTTAGCTTTGTACTCAAACATGTACAGGTGTCCTTGTACTACATAACGACGGACCATGTTCTGGTCTTGTTCATTCTTAGCACCTGTACTATCTCTACGTTCTGCTGAAATGTAGCGTGAGTTGTCTGTACCATATGCTTTTGATTCAGACTTTACGGCAGCACGATACCACGACAGTGGTTTCTTTTCTCCTTCTGTTTTTTTAGTTATCTTTTCGAACAAAGTCTCGTAACCAGTGTCATCTGTTTGTTGATTACGTTGGATGGACTTGAATCCCGTTGCCATTTTAGACTCCTAGGTGATCTTCGGTGAGGATTAAAAATTTCATCTGCCTGTCCTCACAGAAGTCCTCTGCCGCCTCCCACTTAGCGCGGTTCTTGGCGTAGGTTAGGACTTCCCTCTTCCAAGAGGCAGTCTTACGTTTTGGTTTATCATTCGGTGGTTTGGTTTGCTTCTTAGGTTTAACCTCGATGAGATACTTACTATACATTCCACTCTTCGATACTACTTTCATATAGAAGTCAGGATAGTATCTGTGTACCCTTCCATCAGTAGGACAGCGGTAAGGAATGATTACTTCCTCGCTACCCCACTCCACAATACTCTCATTATGATCACAGAAATACATAAACTTTCTCTCCCACAGTGAGCGATAGATTATCCTGGTTGGATTACCCTTATACTTTTGTGGGTTAGTTGGTTTATAAACACCTGAATATGCCATGATAAATATAGTTGGACCAACTATTTTTATTTAGCGTGTCATCACCAAAGGGACTAGCAAAGTTTGTAGATGTCATTGCTGGACAGGGCGGTATGTCCTACAGTAATAACTTTGATGTAGTATTTAATTTCAATAAAACTGCTCACGATAAAATCAGAAAAAGGTTTAGCGGTATTGGTCTAGATTTTGGGACAGGATCTACCTCAGCTGCTGATACAGATGCTAATGTATCAGGCAATAAAGCTGCTGATGTTTTGAAGATGTTCTGTGAAGAAGCACAACTTCCAAACGTACAGTCAGCAACAGGTAATCTAACTGGTGTTAGACTAGGTGAAGGTCAGATAAACTATGCTACAGGTAAGTTGTACACCGACTTCCAATTAGGATGGATGTGTGATGCTAATATGACACCACTTAAGTTCCTTAACTCTTGGCAGAGTTTTATCTTCAATGAATATG